AATCTTGTGAACGATGTCATAGATATCTGCACCCGATACAATACCGTCTGGTGTGTATGGCTTTGCATTCCAAAATGCTTTGACAAGTTCTTCGCCTTTGCCTTCAACCAACATCTCGTTGGCATCTTTCAAATCAAAGTTCATTATCTTTGCTTTTTGTGGTGCAAATAATTTAGCACATTCATCCGCAGCTTCACGCCCGTGTACGTCTTGGTCAAAGCAAAACGTAATAGTCTCAAATTTATCTAGCCATTCCATGTTGGCTTGGATGTCACGCTTCGCACCCTTGCTACCAGACTTGATTGAAACTACAGGCCATTTGTTACCAAGCATTTGACTCATGCTCATGGCATCAACTTCGCCTTCACATACAGTCACGTTCTTGCCAGAACCAAACAGACTCTGACCAAACAGTTCAGTTTCTTTTGCTGAACCCAACCATTGGAAACTCTTATCTGGGTAACGCAACTTCTGTGCTTTTATATTACCTTGCTTGTCATGGTAATTGGCAATCTGTACAGGCTTACCGTTGTACTTGCCGACCCTATAATTAAATTTCTTAATGGTGTCTAAACTTAAACGCCTAGTGCTAATAGCCGATAAGTCACCAGTGATAAGTTCACTGGGAACACTTTCCGTTTCCATCTGTTCTCCTATATGAATTGAAGTATGCTTGCCACAACCGAAACAATAACTGTGTCCGTCACTGTAGACAGCTACGTTATCTTTGCTTCCGCATGAATCACATGGAGCATGATGGACAAAGTCACTTTCCATCTTTGTCTCCTAAATAAAAAACCCTAGGCATCTTGGCGAACCAAAAAGACCTAGGGCTGTACGACACACAACTGTAGTACATGATTGTTGTAAAATTTTTTGCCTGTTTATGCAACTGGTTTCTCATAGAGCCACTCCGTTGGTATAAACTTGTCAGCGTATGGGAATCCGTTTCGCTCACACCACATAGCGTAAGTTGTCTTAGACTTCTTAGAAATCCTGGACTTGCTATTGCTGAAAACAAAACGGATATCCCTCTTCGGATGATGTTTCTTTACGAGTATCATCTTCTGACGGTCTGAAGTTAGAAGCTGACCCTTGCATTCAATTATGATTCCATTGTTAAGAACAAAGTCGGGAGTGTACCTATGTTCTTTCTCTGGACGGACATAATTGAGAACCAACTTTTCATATTCAAAGGGGATAGATAATGAATTAAGTTGATTTGCAACGGCCTCTTCTAACCCAGACCGATACTTAGAAGTCCGATTCGCTCTTTGAATCCTCTGATACTGGTGCATCTTTGGTTTCCTCTTTTTCTTGAACGTATCCTACTTCTTCATCGAAACCAAAGCGACCTGCACCGCTCGTACCTTCTACATACTGGATGACTTGAACAGCCCTTAGTCTAAGACTAACTCCTGCTCCAACCATTGATGTATAGTACGGAGCAATAGCACCGTTCACTTTCATTTCAGACCCTGCGTAAATGTTATGCTCTAGCATGGGCGTTCCCTTCGCATCAAATACTGCGGGTTTATATGCAGCTTTTGATTTGAATTTGATAATGACTTTACCAGTTGGGTTACCCTCTTGGTCTAGTTCATCAGCGTAAGGACGATTAGCTTCCTTACATGGTTTGCTACCAAGCTTCTTCTTCTGCTCTTTGACATTCTCATCATAAACAGAATCGATTTGTGTGATAACAGGTTGAGCATCTTCTTTAGTAAGAATGAGATTCACCTTGTATTCACCTTCCTCATTGAACTTAGTATCTGGAGTAGACAGATAAGGAAAAGCTGCCACTCCTACTGGTGTTGTAAATGCATTTGACATTGCCATGTTTAGTCTCCTTGTTGGTTAATAATAACCTTCGGATAATCTTTACCCTTCAGTCTAATAGGGAAGGTATTGTATCCGTTGGCGGATTGGTTATGCGAAAAAAAAGTCACTGCTCAATACCAAGTCTAAATCAAAGTCACCTTTTGGCGGTACTTCGGGTAGCTTTTTCTTGCTCTTTTCATCTAGTACAGGCTCGACTGATTGCTTGATACTTTGCAACAAATCGTAGTCCTTATACATCTCAACAAATGTAGAACGGATGCTGTCTGCAAGCTTGTCGCAGTCGGCAGCCACAGTTCCATATGAGTCGTGTACATTACAGAATGACTGAACACCTTTTTGTAAAGCATCGACTGTTGTTAAGAAAAGATGGGCAGAATCCTGGGAATGGATTGCATTAGGTGGCAGTGAGTTACCTGCTTTTAAAACTGCAAGCTTCTCTGTCTCTTCATGTATCCTTGGCCTTATAATCTCACCAAACAATTTAGTCTCGACCCTCTTCAGCCGTAGTTCGGGATAAGATTGCACGACAGGAAATCCAGAAGGTGATACCCATCGTATAGGTAAATTATTTTTTGCCATTATCCTTGCGGTCTTTTGCAAGTAATCCATAGACACACGGGCAGAGTTTATTATCTCACCAATTGAATCCCAGATGATACCCGATAAAAATGTACAGGCTTTAAACTCTTGTGAACCAAATGGATGTACATCACCTTTGTCTCCACGCTTGGTCAAATCTTCAAGCACGAAGTCGGAGCAACTGTATCTAGTCGAACCATACGGCAGGGTCATTATTGCTCTTTTACAGGTAGACCTTTTGACTCCATATTTAATCCAAAGCATAGCAAGTGGGTTGTCTATCTTGGTTAGTGCTTTAGTTACATTGTCAGCTACAATCTGATAGACATCATTCGGTACGTCACCAGTTTGTATAAGGTTTACGGCTTGAGCTGCAACAGGGTCACGTTGGATTGCACTGTAATGTTGGATGCCGTTACAACTTCCATCCATTGAGCAAATAAAACGAGACACAAATCCATAGCCGTGCTTTTGAAACTCCGCCCACTCTTTGCACCATGCTAAGAATGACCAAGGTTTGTCTGCCTGTTCCCATTCACGGTGGGTGTATGGGTCTTCAGCTATTGCTATAAATGAATCAGAACTTTCATTGACCCACTTAACCCGTACATCATAACTATCTTTGTCATAGCCATACAAGTTAGCACCTTGGACACCAAGCCAGAACGCCCCGTTGTTTTCTTCGGTGATTGGCTTGCCGTTAGCAAACAAAAGCAATGCCTTTGCATAGTCTACTGACTGCCCGTTCAAATAGTTTGGCACATGATATGCCCGACCCCGAAAGTCCAAAGTGTGTGGCATATAGATTTCTGGTTCATCTTTAAATTTACCTGCAATCCAAAGCACCTTGCTCAAGTGCAGCCGTTTAGATTTTATCCTCGCATTTTCCGTATGCACCTTGACAGCTTCCGAACGGTAGGCTTTACGAGCCTTCGCATTCTCTGCAATGTCATGCGGTTTCTGCGGTAGCGGGAGTAGTTCGGCTTTTGGTAGCCCTCCAACATCGATGCTATTATCCCAAACATGGTTTAATACCTCATATATAAAAGTGTTAATGACATAAGGTGTTGATTGCATCGCATTGATACCATCAATCACCACGGGCATGGAGTGTTTCTCCAAGTCTTGTAAGTTTTTCTTGTCTCTATATTTTACCAGTTGGAGTGGTTTGACATGGCGTGAATAGTACCCACCACCGATAACCTTCTTATCTTCCCAAGATTTTGGGCGAACCAAAGTCGGAAAGTATTCGGGAGCAAGCAACTCCATGAACCCGTTCCTATCTTTAATCCATTCCATAGTTTTTTCTGTAGCAACTAGCGATACAATTTTCTTTACGCCATTGCCTTTCTTGTCAACTTCAACAAGGCCAGTATGTTCTATAAATAGTTCGATAAGTTTGTAGCCAACATGAACCTTCTCTGTTCTTGTCCATGCAGGTACTTCAACACCATCTCTTACTGCGGATTCCCGCATCTTCCTACGCTTGTAACCATAGCCAAAACTACGCTTATCAAGGTCACGCTTTACGACCCCATATAATTCTGGGTTCTTGTCTTCAAAGAAACGTAGCCACATTTCTGTTTCTACATTCTTACCAATAGTGATAGCAGTAGATGTTAACTG